GTCACCTAAAACGGCATACAAGTCAAACCATTTAGATCAACCCACTCGCCTTGCGGCGATTTGGATGATAATATGGTGAGTGAGCGCGAGACTTCCCCACGAAGATAGAGCCCCCATAGGTTGACCAACTGCGTACTTATAAGGCACGCCGTCAAGTCACCAAGGGCGATCGACCAATAATTGCTTTCAAGCTAAAGCTAACTCAGGGCCCTTAAGGGTCTGGAGAACTTGAACTTGTAAATCAATTGGAAGTCGATCGGTTGCAGCGGTCAAGTCATAAGAATAAAATGTGGTACAACCTTTCTCATATAATGCATTAAGAGGCTTCAACTGATCAAATGTTCCATCTTGAGGTATAAGCTTCAAAATGGCAAACAAATAATCATGTAAAGGCTTTAATGCACTTTGAGTTCAAAGGTCTGTAATCGCAAATATTCTAACTTTTCCAGCTGCCTCAAATTTTCGGGAGAGGCGACCTAATTTGGCATCATCAAGTTTCTTCTGAATTTCATTAGATTCTTTAGTGTTCAAATGCAGGTACGACTCGTGCCAACCATCTGTATAATACTCCACATCGTCCTGGAATAATTTCCAGACTGCCGGTGCTGTTATTTTACATACTTTCTCCAAAGCTCCCATCAGGCTTGGGTAGTGAGTGTGAAATGCATAAGCATCAATACCACCACTTACACCTGATGTATGAAAATTGGGTCCTGCCGTCGTTAATTGCAATAATTTCCCATTGGGTCTAAGACGTATAGTCTTATAATCCAACGGACTTAAAGCGAGAGCTATCTCCGGGAGATTCAAAGTAGATCCCAGGCCTTCAAAAGGTCTAGTGATTGTACTTAGATTCTCTTTAGGAGTAGCTTTTATTAACCGAAATAAGGACAGTATGGAGAGAGTAATCCTAATACCGACGATGTCTCCGGACTCTATAAGAGTACGAAGTTCTATCGGAATTATTAGAGGTACTCCTCTACGAGTAGCAACCCGACAATCAGCTTTCGCGA